GAATTCGCTCGCCTTACGGCGGGATGGGATGTGCGTGCCTTCAGGTTGAACGAGCACCGCCTCAATGGCGGCGCGGGCCTGAATAACTGGTCGGGCCGCAAGCGCTCACCGGATGAGCCGGTCCTGTCGCTCCGCGTCAATATCCGGCGCGGCGTCGTCATGCCGACTGGCGACGGCATTTCGGTGGCCGATACCCAATTCATCGACATGGTGTGCGCCGTCGATTGCCGGCGCCCCCTCGAACAAATCTCATTCCGATTGGCCGCATCGGCGGCGGTGCGCGTCGATTTCCGCAATCGCAACACCGTGCCCTTCCAGAACGCGCCATTCGTCGCTCAACCCTTTGGCGTCCCCTCGACGCGCGTACAGACAGGATTTGAATGATGGCCGTAGCAACACAAGGCGCGCGCATTCAGCAGGCTATAGCGCTCATGAATTTGACGCTGTTCCTCGCGGTCGGCACCGGCGACCCGGCGTGGGATAGCCAGCCGGCACCGTCAACGCCAGAGGATCAGACTGCACAGGATGCGGCATGGAGCCAGTTGACCGACCTTACGGCAAAGATTGGTGTGACGCGGGTTCGGGACAAGTCCTATGTGACCCCGGACGATGCCGGCACGATCTTGGTGGGCGATGGCTCTCGCTATTCCTTGAGCACCGATCCGACCGGCTACGTGTATCTCTGCTTTCAGTTGGACCTATCCGACGCGAGCGACACGACACTTCGAGAGGCCGGCATATTCGTCGGCACGCAATTGGCCGCGTCTGTGCCGGAAGGACAGATGTACATCGCCGACGCTGATGTGGCCGACTTCGGACGGCTGATCGAGATCGATCGTTTTTCCCCCATCGTCCGCGACGGCTCCTTGAGCCAATCCTTCAGCTTCATCCTGACAATGTGATGTGAGGCGACATGACCAGCATCATTCAGCGGCCCGGCTACCGGGACCGCTATGACCGCGCGCGCCGGCAACATGCCATCGCCTTTCAAGATTTGGGCCGCGACGGACAGGGCATCTATCTCCAGAGCGATGACCTGAATGAAATTCAGTCGCGCGCCGCCGATCAGGTGCGCCGCGTCGGCGACTATATCCTTCAGGATGGCCGTATCACGGACGGGCAAACGCCCGTTGTGCAGGTCGTTGACGACGACAATATCAGCGTCACCCTGCCGGCCTGTGCGATCTATATTGGCGGCCTCGTGCATGACGTGGACGCGGCGACCTTCACCCTGCCGACCACTGGCGATCTCACAATCGGCGTGCGCACCGCGCAGACGCTTGTGACGGACGTTGAGCTCGCCGACCTGAAAGGCGATGTGCCCGGCACGGAAGCCTACATGGAGGAAGGCGCGTCCCGCATTGAAATCGTGGTGACGTGGGGCCATTCGCTGGACGGCAATGCGCAGCCCCTGCATTCGGTCTTTCAGGTTCATAACGGGACCATTCTGACCACTTCCACGAATACGGACCTGTCGGAAATCTACAAGAGCCTCGGCCAGTATTCGAGGGAGAGCAACGGCAGCTTCGTCAATACGGGCTTTGCCACCACGGCGCTCGGCCCCGATGGTGCCGGCAATCAGGTCTTTTCGGTATCGGAAGGTGTTGCCTATGTGAACGGCACGCGCGTCGTGCGCCAGCAATCCATGCGCCTGACCGTGAAGGAACAGCCCGACCTCCGCAATGTGGACGCCGAACCGCACGCTTTCACCGAGGCCACCGGCGGCACGCAGACTTTTACCGTGTCCAAGTCCCCGATATCGTCTATCAGCCGGATCACGGTGGAAAAAGAAGTCACTGAAACGGTGATCCATGGTCCCTATAGCGGGGCCGTCGATCCGCTTCAGCATCCTTCCGTGACGGCGATCCTCGAAATCACGCAGGGAGCGACGACATATGCGGCCGGCTGGCTGCTTTCGCAGGGGCAAATCGACTGGTCTCCGACCGGCGACGAGCCTGCCCCCGGATCGTCCTACACGGTCAAGTATCGGTATAACGAAAATATTCAGGCTGACGCGGTAACGCGCGATACCGTCACCGTGTCGGGCGCGGCCAATGGCACGAACGTCCTGATCGACTACGCCTATAAGCTGCCCCGTATCGATGCCGTGTGCATGGATGCGACCGGATCGCTCGTCTATCTGACCGGCGTGTCGGCGGTTTCCCGCCCGCGCGCGCCGGTCATCCCCTCGACCATGATCGAGCTTTCGCTCGTCTCGAATGATTGGGGACAGATGCCGACCGTCACCGCGTCCGGCCTGCGCAACATGCCGTATTCGGAATTGCTGGACCTCCGGTCCATGGTCCTCGATCTCTATGACCTTGTGGCGCAGGAGAGGCTGAAAACAGACGCCAAGGCCCGCGCGCCGGGTTCGTCTCGCGGTGTTTTCGTGGACAACTTTGATGACGACGACATGCGTGATCAGGGTATTCCGCAGACCGGGGCCGTCTTCGGCGGCAAGTTGACGCTGCCGATCCGGGCGACCGTGCATGAGTTTCCAACTTTCAACGGCATTCGGTTTCTGGATTTCACCGATACCTCGGTGATCGTCCAGAACCGGCGTAGCGCCGCGATGAAGATCAATCCCTACGCGACCTACACGCCGATGCCGGGGCGGGCGAGCCTTGAGCCGTCCACCGATATCTGGACCGACACGACCACCGCATGGACCTCGCCTGAAACACAGACCTTCACGGCGGCGGAAGGGGAATACATCAGCGGCATATCGCTATCTGAACAGGTCCAGAAGATCGGCGAAACGACCGTGGCGGCCGAGTACATTCGGCAACGGGACGTGAATTTTAGGCTGGAAGGGTTCATCCGCACGGAAACCCTGAAAACTATGACGTTCGACGGCATCACCGTCGTTCCGAGCGTCATTTCCGGTCCCGCCGACGATGATGGCGTCATCACCGGCACCTTCACCGTTCCGGCCAATGTGACGACTGGCTCCAAGACGGTCTATTTCGAGGGGTCCGCCGGCACCAAGGCATCATGCACCTATGTCGGGCGCGGTGAAATCACAGTTGAGGAATATCGGCTCGCATCGTCGCTTCAGACGAGCACGGCCACCTTGCCAGTGCCGGTAGTTCAAAACACCGTCATCAACAACACCACGGTCGTCAACAACATCACGAACGTCAATCAGGCGAACTCGGACCTTTCGCGTGGTGGCGGCTCCAACGGTGGGCGGGCCGACCCGCTGGCGCAGACGTTCACACTGGATCGCCCGCGCTGCATTGCAGGCGTTCGGCTGATGTGCGCCGGCGTGGGCGAACAGTCCAATTCGATCTTCGTCCAGATCAGGACGGTGCAGACCGGTATGCCGACCGCGATCACGCTGGCGGAAGCCTTCGTGCCGGGGACGGACCTTCAGGAAGGCCAGCCGTTCACGGCGCGCTTCACCTATCCCGTCTATCTCGAAGCGGGACAGGAATATGCCTTCGTGGCCCTGACCGACGATGCCGCTCACGCGCTCTACATCGCGCGGGTTGGCGAAATCGACATGGACAGCGGGGCGATTATCACCGAGCAGCCGTTCACAGTCGGCGTGCTCCTGTCTTCGTCCAACGCCTCGACATGGACGGTCCACAATGACGCGGACCTCTGGTTCGAGTTAATCGGCTGCGCGTTCGATCCGGTTCAAAAGACGATCCAGATCGGCACATTCCGGGCTACGAAAATGTCGGACGTGATTGTCAGCGCCGGCGTGGAAATCCCCGATCCTTCAGCGGACGTGACGCTTCGCTTGACGCGGCTTGCGACCAACGAAGTCATCACTTCCGCGCCTTCGCAGACGATCCGCTTCACCGAGTATATCCAGAATGAGGACGTGCTTGTCGAAGCGATCTTGTCGGGCACGGTGGACGTTACGCCCTTCGTTTTCCCCGATATCCAGATCGTGGAAGGGGAATTGCAGACGACTGCCGACTATGTGACCCGCGCTGTCGATGCGACGGACGTGAATACCGTCCTGACCACGTTCGACGCGCTCCTGCCCGCCGGCTCCACGGCTTCGGTGCAGATCGGCGTTCCGGGCAATTATCTGGACGTGGCCGTAAGCACCGCAACGCCAATTGGTGATGGTGTGGTCGAACAGACCTTCATGCAATCCGCCTACCCGGCGGCTAATCTCGATGCACGAACGCGAATTGTGATCACCGGCACGCCCGCCGCGCGTCCGGAGATATCCGCGCTCCGCATGATCCTGTCCAAGGTGTAATCTATGGCAAAGACGACGAACTATCAGTGGGATTTGCCGTCGCCCTACGGCATCCAGATCACGGAAATCGCCAAGATCGCCGCCGCGTTCGGTGGCGTTGACGCTGCGCTTAAAGCCTTGTCGGACGCCTTCCAGAACCACGAAACTGCATTTTCGGATTTGGTGAACCGGCCCGACACTCTGGAAGGCTTCGGGATCACTGATGGCATGACGGCGGCGGAGATATCCGCCGCCATTCAAGCCGCCATTGCAAGTCTCGTGGATGATGCGGGTCCGGCGCTCGACACGTTAAGAGAACTGGCGGCCGCTCTCGGCAACGATCCGAATTTTGCCACCACCACGTCAACGGCTCTCGGCAATCGGGTCCGTGCCGACGCGGCGCAATCCTTCACCTTGGCACAAAAGGCGCAAGCCCGCGCCAACATTGACGCGCTTGGCACTGTGGACAAGGGACAGACCAATGGCGTTGCCAGCCTCGACAGCACAGGAAAGGTTCCGTCTACGCAGCTTCCGGCACTGACGACAACGGCTACGGTTGGTGCGGCGGTCGCCGGTGCCAACAGCAAGCAGACGCCAGACGATGGTGATTTTTTCACCGGGGTTCTCGCCGGCGGTTCGACCATGTTCAAAACGACATGGGCGAACATCAAAGCCGCCTTGAGCAGCGTTTT